TCCACACCACCAGCGACTTCCCGGCGCTGCTCTCGGCCGCGGCCAACAAAATGCTGCTGGCCGCCTATGCGCCGGCGCAGCCGACCTATCGCACGCTGTTCCTCCGCCGCGACTTCCGGGACTTCAAGCCGCACCGTCACCTGCGCGTCGGCGACTTCCCGAACCTCGTGGCGCTGTCGGAGAACGGCGAGATCCAGGCCGGCACCATGTCCGAGAGCCAGGAGCTCGTGTTCCTGCAGACCTTCGCGCGCCGCATCCGGGTCACGCGGCAGATGCTGGTCAACGACGATCTCGGCGCCTTCACTGACTTCGCCTCCATGATCGGCCGGCGCGTCGCGGATTTCGAGAACGCCACGGCCTATGCGCTGGTGAACAGCGCCACCGGCGACGGCCCGACACTGGTCACCGGCGCCGCCCCGGTCTTTGCCACTGGCGCCGCCCGGCTCAACAAGGCCAGCGCCGGCACGCTGCTCGACCTGGGCAATCTCGCGCTGGGGCGTGCGGCGGTGATGCGCCAGCGGACGCTGGACGGGCTACCCATCGCAGTGGGCTCGCAGATGCGCCTGCTGGTCGGGCCGAACCAGGAGCTCGCCGCCCGGCAGCTCACGGTCTCGGTCCAGGCGACGCAGACCAGCAACGCCAATGTCTACGCCGGCTTCGTGCAGCCGCTGGTGGAGCCGCTCATCCCGGCCAACCGCTGGTACCTGTTCTCCGACCCCTTCGCGGCGCCGGTCTACGTCTACGGCTACCTCAACGGGGCCGAGGGGCCGCAGGTCACCACCGGCAATGTCCAGGGCGTCGACGGCGTCGAGGTCAGCGTGATCTTCGACTTCGGCGTCGGCGCCATCGATTGGCGCGGCGCCTGGTTCAATCCGGGCACCTGATCCCGGCTCCTCTCTTCCATCGTGAACCCATGCAGAGGGCGTCCTTCGGGACGCCTTCTGCGTTTCTGGAGACCACCTCCCCATGCGCAACTACGTCCAGCCGGGCAACAGCCTGGCCATCGCCGTGCCCTATGCGGGCGGCATCCTCTCCGGCCAGGGTGTCCTCGTCGGCGCGCTCTTCGGCGTCGCCGCCGTCGATGGCGCGCAGAATGCCATCATCGAGGCCGCCACCCAGGGCGTGTTTGACATCACCAAGGAGCCGGCCCTGGCCATCACCGCCGGCGCCCGCGTCTTCTGGGACAACACCAACCGGCGCATCACGACCACCGCGACCGGCAATTTCCAGGTCGGCATCGCCAGCCTGGCGGCGCTCGCGGCGGACACCACCGTCCGCGTCTGGCTCAACCGCGTGCCGGCGATCGGCACGTGAGCGTCGATCCCAAGGCCACCCGGGGCTATCGCAACCGGAACCCGGGGAACATCGAGCACGTCCCGGCCAACAAGTGGCAGGGACTTGCCGAGCCCCCCTCGGATGGGCGTTTCTGCCGCTTCGCCAGCCATGAACTCGGCATCCGCGCGCTCGCAGCCCTGCTGGTCACCTACCAGGACCGGCACAAGCTGCGCACGCCACGCGCGATCATCGAGCGCTGGGCGCCCAAGGTGGAGAACGACACCGCGGCCTACATCGCGGTGGTCGCGCGGCGGATCGGCGTCGGGCCGGACGAGGCAATCGACCTGCATCGGCACGCGCACCTGCGCCCGCTGGTCGAGGCCATCATCCACCAGGAATGCGCCGGCCTCGCCTATCCGGCCGCGGTGATCGATCGCGCGCTGACCTTGGCCGGGGTGCCGCCGGCAGCACCGGCAACGCTGCGGGAGGTCGCCGCTATCACCGGCACCGGCCGCGGAGCCGTGCTGGTGGGCGCGGCGGGAATCGCCACCGCCGTGGCGCAGGCGGCCCCCGCCATCCAGGCGCTGGGCACGCTCGCGCCGGCGGTGGCCATCGCGGTCATCGGCGCCGCGGTGTTCGGCGAGCTCGCCTGGCGGCTGCGGCGGCCGGCATGAACGCTTTCGCCGCGGCGATGGACGCGCTGGCGGCGGATCCGAACATCGGCACGGATGCGAGCTATCGCGCGGGTGGGACCGGTGCGCCGGTCCTGCTCCGCGTGGTCCGCTCTGCGCCGGACCGGCTCGGCGACGCCTTCGGCACCAGCGTCATCCAGGCTTCGGACATCCTGACGGTGGCCATCGCCGTGCTGCCCAGCGTCGAGGCGGACGACACCTTCACCCTCGGCGGCGACCTCCTGACCGTCCAGCACGCCGAGCGCGACGCCGCCGGCATCGCCTGGCGCGTCTTCTGCCGCCGATAGGAGCACCGCCATGATCGACCCCGAGCGCATCGGCGGCATCGTCGGCGAGGCACTACTCGCTGGCGCCCTGGGTGCGCTCGGGGCGATGGCGCGCTTCTCCTCCACCGACCGGCCGCTGCTCACCCGCGCCTATCTGCTGCACGCGCTGGCCGGCGGCAGCCTCGGCACCGGCGCCTGGCTGATCGCACATGCGTTCGAGCTCGATGGGTGGTGGCTCTTCGCCGTGGCGTGGCTGGCCGGCACGCTCGGCTATGCCGCGCTGCACGACCTGCTGCTGCGGATCCTCAGCCGCAAATTCGGCGGACGCTGATCCATGCGCCTCGGCGCCAGCATCGTGGGCGATCTCCGCAAGGTGCTGGCGGACGAGGTGCGCGCCGGCGAGCGCGCGGCGATGACCGCGATCCGCGCCGAGACGGAGCAGGTAAAGGCCGAGCTGCGGCGGCAGGTCACCACCGCCTTCTCGGGCAATGCGCGCGGCATCGCCAATGCGTGGCGGTCGATGATCTTCCCGCGCAGCGGGCAATCGCTGCGGCCGGCGGGGTTGGTGTTCACCAAGGTGCCGAACGTCATCGATGCCTTCGAGCGCGGCGCGCTGATCCGGGCGAAGGGTGGCGGGAAGTTCCTCGCCATCCCCACGGGCTTCAATGCGGCCCGCGGCCGCAGGGGGCGCGGCGAGAAGGGCATGCGCGTGACGCCGGCGCAGATGGTCGCCTCCGCGCAGGCTTTCCTGCGGCCCTTCAAGTCCGGCCGGGGCTTCGTGTGGTGCCTGCCGCTGCGGCAAGGCGAGCAGACCGGGCGGCGGCGCCGGACCCGTCTCGTTGCCGGTGGTGTCACCGAGGTCGGCACGGCCAACCGCAAGGGGCGCGAGGCCTGGGCGCGTGGGCTGCTGGAGCAAGGGATGGTGCCGATGTTCCTCCTCCTGCCCCAGGTGAAGCTCGCCAAGCGGCTCGACGTGCGTGGCGCGGCTGAGCGTGGGCTGCGACGCCTGCCGGGGCGCTTTGTCGCGGCGTGGGAACGCGAGAGTGGGAGGACGGCGTGAGCGCGCGCGAGACTGCCATCGCCGCGCTGCACAGCCGGCTGGTCACGTCGCTGGCGGTCAGGAACCCGGCGCCGGTCGTGCTGCGCGGTGAAACCATCCCGCAGCGCCTTCCCGCCGGCGGGCTGGTCGTCGTCCGCGACGGCGACACGGTGGAGGAGACGCCGATCCTCTCGCCGCTGGCCTGGCAGATCGAGCACCGCGCCGAGGTCGAGATCACCGTCGCCGGCGCCACGCCCGCCGCGCGCAACGCCCTGCTCGATGCGCTGCTGGTGGACATCGCCGCTGCCATCGCTGCCAACCGCACCCTCGGCGGCGCCGTCGAATGGACGCAGCCCGGCAGCGCGTCCTTTGACGATGTCGAGTTCGAAGGCGCGGCCGCGGCCCGTGCAGCCGCCATCCCCGTCACTCTGTGGTTCACCGTCGCCGGCTCGCCGCTGGCCTGATCCCCATCCAGGAGAAAGCCCATGCCCCGTGCCATCGGCGCGAATTGCCGCCTACTCATGCTGCCTGAGACCACCTACGGCACCGCCCCCGGCAGCAATTGGCGGCGTATGCCGTTCCTGTCTTGCGACCTGGGCGCTGAGCAGCCGCTACTGGATGCTGACGTCATCGGCGTGGGCAGCAACCGCGATCCGGCCGCGCCCTTCCTGGACACGGTGACGGTCGCCGGCCAGGCGGTGGTGCCGGTCGACCTGATCAACATCGGCCACTGGCTACGGCTGCTGCTCGGTGCGCCCACCACGACCGGCACCACGAACTTCATCCACACCTTCGGCTCGGGCGCGGCCTCGCTGCCGAGCAACGCGATGGAGATCGGCTACCCGGACGTGCCGTCCTTCGACGTGTGCACGGGCGTGCGGGCCGACACGCTGGAGATCGACTTCACGCCGACCGGCGCGGCGACCGCCACCTTCGGGCTACTGGGCCAGGGCTCGGTGCGCACGGGCGCCACCTCTGGCGGCACGCCGACCAGTGCCGCCTACACCGCCTTCAACAAGGCGCAGGGCAGCATCACGCGCAGCGGTTCGCCTTTGGCGCAGGTGACTGGCGCGCGGCTCACCTACGCCAACGGGATGGAGGCGGTGCGCACCATCCGCGCCGATCGCCGCGTCGAGGGCGTGGATCCCGGCATCGCGCGCTGCACCGGCCAGATCACCGTGCGCTTCGAGAACACCACGCTGCTCGCGCAGGCGCAGGCCGGCACCTCGGCGGAATTCGCGCTGGCCTTCACCATCGATGCGAACCGCAGCCTGACCATCACGCTGCACGAGGTCTATCTGGCGCTGGCCAAGACGCCGATCGAGGGACCGGCCG